ATGCAGATCGAGCTGCTGGCCCAGCGCTTTGCCCTCCAGCAGCACGCAGCCACCATCGCCGTGGGCGCTGGAGAATGGCGCGGCGCCATCCTCGACCGCAGCATCTCTGGTGACCGGGTGTTCTGCAAGATGCACATGCAGGCCGGCAACATCTCCGAGTTGGAGTGGCAGACCTACGAGAAGTTCTACAATATCATGTGCATGACACTGCTTCCGCCGACGCTCATCGTCTACCTGGACTGCACCCCGGAGACAGCCCTGGAGCGCATCCAGAAACGCGACCGAGCAGCCGAGCGCGGGGGCCTGGACCTCGACTACCTGATGGCCCTCCAGGAGGGCTACAGCGACTTGTGGCGCGAGGCCGAGCACGGGCTGATGCCGTGGGGCCATTCCATCAAAGTGACCACGATGCTGTGGGACCCCATCCGCGACATGCCGGACTGGGATCGCCACGCGGCCAAGATCAAGGACATCGCGGAGAGACGCCTGGGTTAGTGTCGGGCGTGCAGGTCAGCGACTACCTCAAGCAGGCACTGAACCAGTTTCGAGTGGCAGGGAGCCTCCCTGTCCACAGCTCCTATGTGTATTTCTCCAGGACGAAGTATCGGGGTCAGGACCCCGAGTGCGACGAGGTCCAAGACTTCGTGCAGCGTGTCAAAGATGGCGACCAGAAGTCCATCATAGCCGCTGCGAAATTGTTGGCTCAACATCCCAAGCTACGGGGCTTCCGTGGCATTGTCACACCTGCTCCACGTTCTGCAGCAGGGAGACCTTCCAACCTCATCCTGGCTCAACAGCTCGTCAAGAACGGCGTAGGCTCTCAGGCTTTGGAACTGGTGACCCGAAAGACCGCAGTTCCCAGCTCACGGATACGGCGCCGCAAGGGACTTCCTGGTGTGTCGTTTGAGGAACACGTCAAGTCGATGGGCGGCCATCTGCGGGGGGTCAAGGCCACTGATCCGATCCTTGTGGTAGACGACGTGTTCACCACAGGTTCAACGATCCGAGCGACAGCTGCTGTTCTCCGGAAGCTGGGCCACAAGGGGCCCGTGGTAGGGGCGACCGTCGGTTATGCTCTGGATAATCCCAAGCAGATGCCGCTGTGTCCGGTGCACCACCAAACGTTTCAGGTTTAGCTTCTTGGCATGAAGCTTCGCATCCGTAATGGCCGGGCGACCCTCAAGAAGGTGACCCCTAGAGCTGACGGTCCTGGCGGCAAAGTTCGTGTCAAGCGCAAAGACACTGGCAAGGTGACCTTCGTGTCTCCCAAGACACTGGAGGAACACCCGGACCGCTACGAAGCACCAGGCCAAAAGCGCCTCGACAAGCAGAAGCGCCGAGAAATGGCTCGCCAGGAACGAAAGAAGCGCGAGCTAGAGAAACAGAAAAAGCAGCAAGAAGACCAGCAGCAGCTCGAAGAGATGGAGCCCGAGCAGCGCAAAGAAGTCGAGAAGAAGCGCAAGCAAGACGAGGCCAAGAAGAAGGCTCTGGAGAAGAAGAAGCAGGAGCACCAGACGGCCAAAGAGGAAGCCCTGAAGAAGAGGCAGGAGCGCAAGACCAAAGAGGAAGAGGGACGCGAGCGTTACAGGCTCAAGAAAGAGCGCAAGGAGACTTGGAAAGAGATCGAGCACGACCATCCTGAACTGACACCAGAGCAGCAGGAGGAGCGCAAGAAAACGTTCATGGAGACCGGACTGGACTCCGGTGGGAGGAGCACCAAAGCGATTCGTTGGTGGCTCCAGAACCACAGCAACGTTGATGTTCAGAAGGGGATCCCCCGGGGGCCTGTCAAAGAGCGCAAGAAGATTGATCGCAAGACAGTCCAGGAGCATTGGAAGTATGGACCGAAACCGAATAAGCGGGGAGAGTGCTCAGCACCTCTCAAGTCGGTGAAGGTGGGCAACTTGACGATCTGTGTGGACCCTAGCGTCTACGAAGTCCCCGAGAAGTGAGATACCCAGAGGTTGCTCTGATTCTGCTGATGGTGTTGTTGTTCATCGCTCTTTTTTGGCTGGTGAAACCATGAAGGTGAGTCAACTCATACGGCTGGCAGGACGGACGAAAGAGTTGGTCTTCGTCAACCCGAGTAGCAAGACACTCCGTGCCCTGACGGGCATCAACGCTGAGTACGACACTGAAGTTGGAGGCTATCGGGTCACTGTAAACGACCCTCCTCAAAAAGAGGGCTCTGCACTCATCTTTCAGCTCGCTGAGCCCACACCCCAGATCTCTTGGGTTTCTGTGAGGCGGATCAAGAAGGACTGGCAAGTTGATGCCTTTGGCTGATCGGGCATAGACTCTCACGAGGTGACAGCATGCGGTGCGGCGAATTCTACGAGCTGAGACTACGGATCGCTATGTCGGTCCCAGAAGCCAAGGACGCCCTTGGCTTCAAGCCTTCCGACGATCCGACGCCCGAAGAGATCGCCAAGGCGTACAAGAACCTTGCGTTCAAGCACCATCCAGATCGTGGAGGTGACCCCTCCAAGATGGTGGAGCTGAATGTGGCCAAGGACGTGCTGGAGGGCAAACAGCGGCCTCAGCAGACGAGTGGTCCCTCAACCTACCAGCCCCAGACGTACACAACACAGCGGCCGGATCCACCGAAACCTGAACACGTGTCTTTCGAGGAAGCGATGCGTTCCTCTGGTGTACCCACTGGGGTGGAATGGAAGTTCAAGACACAGGCAGGCTACGGGCGCGTGTCCAACGGCAGCGAGTCCGGTCAGGTTATCTATGGCCGAACCCGCAACGAGCATGTCTTCGTGGCGGTGTACCACTACAGCGACCGGGGCAACATGTTCAGGCCCCTAGACATCGACAAGTACGAGATGGCTGTCAAGAAGGCGCCGCTCACCCAAGCCCTCTCTTCGGTAGCCCCCAAGATCATCCGGCAGCTCTGGAGCACGTTCGGCAGCAGTGTCCGCAAGTACAATGCCAAGGTAGAGCTGCTCAAGGACGGCTGGAAGCTCACCGACCTTCAGAAGTTCTCTCATGGTGGAAGAGTCATCTCATTCAAGGATGCCATGCAGCAGATGGGTGAGTCCGTCCCCGAGAAGTGGAAGGGCAAGATCAACATCACCCTGGAGCTGGGAGACGAAGTCAAGAGCATCGGCAAGTACGGCCATCCCCAGCGGCCGACGCTGGTGGTCAATGGCAAGGAGTATGTGCTGGGCGACCGAGCCACCGAGATGGCCGACAAGATTAATCTCTACGGGCTGATCTGGGGCAAGGCATATTACTATCGGGGCAGCCGCAAGGTCCTCACCAAGATGCGGGGTGCCAACAAGAAGAAAACGTTGACCTTTTTCCGGGATATCTGCACGAAGGCAGGAGAGCCCAGGGAACTGATCGAGGCTCTTGAAGCTGCCCTAGCAGCCTAGTAGTCGCCTTCCTTCATCTGGTCTTTCCAGGCGTCCCAGTCAAAGTCCGAGTCGTCGTCCTCAGCCATGAGGCGCGCGACAGCCGCCCAGCTGCCAGCTGGGGGCTCATTGGGGCCGGGCTCCGGCTCGTAGGGCGTTCCGTCCTCGTTGAGCATCAGGTTGTACTCGGGGTTGGCCATGTCCTCTTCGGTCAGTCCCAGCTCGGCCAGAGCGCGGTCGCGCTCCTCGGGGTCGTTCATCTCGCCGGGAAGGTCAGCCCTGGGGGTCAGTCGGGGATCGTTCATCTCATCACCTCCGTGCCACTCTTATAGTATGGCTCTTGTATATCACTTGTCAAGTGTGATGACGCGAATTGTCAAGGGCTGGGCACCTAAATAGCTGGCTCAGTCGGTGGGTTAGTGTGGAGCATGGATGGTCCAGAGAATGTCGTGCTTCCGCACGTGGGCGTCGTCTTTGACCTAGACGGAACCCTTATTGACTCCACCCATCGCGAGGAAGCACCAGCTGATCTGATGGAGTTGATGGCAGATGCTCCGTTGGAGCCTGTGTATAGCGAAGCCCGGGCATGGGAGAAGAAGTCTCTCCATGTGGATGTGGTCTACCTCACTGGCCGCGACATGCAGCTCTGGACGGTCAGCAAGCTCTGGCTCTCCAAGCATAAGCTGTTTGGCACTTGTATCTGTAGGCCACCGAGTATCCCGGAGGAAGATGTACCCGTGTGGAAGGCAACCGTTGTTGCCGAGTTGGTGAAGAAACATAGCTGGACCCACGTGACCGTCTACGAAAACGACGAAGAAAACCTGCTTGCGATCCAAGCGGCTCTACCTACACACGTGTTCGTGCCAACACTAGTCACCGCAGACGGAGAGAAAAAGGTCCCCGAGTCCAACATCACCGGACTCCCCGAGAAGGACATCGTGAACTTCAAGATCCTGATGGGTCGGTTGTCTCCAGACGACTCGTCTTGGAAAGCGCTGCTCGTTCGCAAGTGGCCTTCGCGGACCGCGTTGCTCGACAGCGCACAGGACTACATCTCGGGCAAGCACAAGCGCCGCATGTTCCGCCAGCTCGTAGACGAAATCTGGCTGGGCGAACGGGCATAGGATAGACCATGAAAACCGCCAAGACCAACGTCAAGCACCACGAGCAGGCCCGCGCTGAGGTCACCTTCAATGGCAAGAAGGCGATCATGACCTTGGATTGGGAGAAGCCCAACCGCTTCTACATCCATGTCCGGGGCATGGGGACCAACAAGGTCATCGCGGAGGAGTACGACCCCAGAGCGATCCTTCTGGAATGGACCCGTGCGATGAAGAAGCATGGCGGTGAGCTGGTGGCTCGTACACCGAAGCAGCGGGACCTCCAGCAGAAGCAGCACCAACTAGCGGCGAACTTCAAGAACTCCAACTCAGCCTACTTCGCCCCAGAGTTCCTGCGAGCAATCCGCAAGGCGTACTTGCAGGATGTTCGGTACGGCCAGACCAAGGCAGACGCACGAAAGGCAGCAGCCACAGCTTCACGAGCATTCGGCAAGATCTACATGAAGTTCCTCGACCAAGTGGAAAACGTGATCGAGGACTTCAAGTCTGATCTGGATGAAGCTGACGCCGACAAGGGCATCGACGAGGACTACGTGAAGCTCATGAAGTCGTTGGAGGATGGCTTCGAGAACTTGGTGGACAAGTATGCCAAGGCTGCTTTCAAGAAGCGCAAATCTAGCAGTGAACGACAGAGTATCGGAGGGCGCGGTCGTCGTGCCCCGCGTGACCCTGTGTGGATCAAGGCCAAGTATCCAGGCGTGGATATTGATGGCAAGCCCTTCAAGAAGGGCGACAAGGTGCTCTACTGGCCCAACGGCCGGAAGTTCATGCAGGGGCCGAAGGCCGAGCAAGCCTGGCGCGATTTCCAAGCGCAGATTGCCGACGAGATCATGTACAACGCCGACGCCCGACAAGCAGGCGACAAGGAAGCCTACCGCGCCTACTTCGAAAAGAAGCTCAAGGAGTGGGGCATCAAGAGCCCGACCGAACTGGACGACGCCAAGAAGCGCAAGTTCTTCGAGGAGGTGGACAAGGGCTGGAAGTCCGACAAGGAGGAAGGTGTCTCGGAGGGCGCGAGAACTCCAGTCATCCGAACCAAGGATGACGGATTACACAAGACAAACAAGAAGGTGGTCGATTCCTTTCTCTTCAAGGAGAAAGGCGCCTCCAAGTTCCTGAAGTCAGATGGCAAGAAGCTCGATGGTGTTTGGAAGGGTGGCGAAAAGCTGGCGTGGTGGAAAGGCAACGAAGTCTGGTTGCACCCAGGGCTTCGGGATCGCGGAGGAATTTACGGGGCCGTCCGCAGCTACATCCTTTCACACGGTGCTGGCATCACCGTCAAAGAATAGATGAAGAACGCGATCGAACTACTGCGCGCCGTTGGCGTGTACGAGAGCTGGCTGAAAGACCAGCCTCGAAAGCGAGCCCTACCCAAGGGCCGCTTCACCATCGCCCAACGTGCCAAGAAGTGCACGTTGGTCACCTTCGATGCCACCGAGGACTTCGACGACCTCAATAGGCCCCACGCCTATATCATGGCGAAGGTTGTCTGTGCCCCACCTCACGGCACGGGGAGGGCTCACAAGGTGGAGGCTCGCCTCTACAACCCCTTCGGTAAGACCTCTCCGACCTGGGTGAGCTGCGACTGTGGAAACTTTCGCTACACGTGGGAGGAGTACCTGACGACGTTTCATAGCAGCTCGGAGCGGTACATACAGGAGCCCGGGAAGAACGTCAGGAACCCCAACCATATCCCTGCAGTTTGCAAGCATATTGTTCGTGTACTTGCCACTGCCACCAGATCGGCCAAGGTCCGCAAGATCTTGTTCCAGGCCCCAAGCTTCAGACAGCTCGGTTTGAAAAAGACAGTGATGAAGCAACGCGGAATTCCCGAGAAGTATCCCGCGAAAGGGAGACCCGTCGTTGACCGGCCACTTCATCTTCGCCCGAAAGGACGGCCGAAATGAAGCTCAGCGAGATCAAGATAGAGGCCGACTGCTGTGAGAAGACGCCCTACGAGGCCAGCGGCCCGAGTGGGCTAGGACGCCCGTGCGACTACTGCCCTGCCGAAGCCAAGAACTTCTCCTACGATCGCTACGTGTGCGACAGGCACTACGACACCGCAATGAAAGACTGGGAAGACAAGAAAGCCCGAAAACGTCGGGCACGAATTGCCAGCCTGGAAGAGGACGAGCAGCCAGACATCGCAGACGACGAGGACGAAGATGAGGAGCTGGACGCCAACCTCCCCGAGATTGAGGTGGAGAGTGACGCGAACGTTGTGGAGGGAGTCATTCGCAAGGAGGGCGACAAGTGGTGCGTTCGCAGCCCTGACAACCCGGACTGGAACGGTGGTTGCTACAAGTCTAAAGAGAAAGCTCAGAAACGTCTCCGGCAGGTCGAGTTCTTCAAGCACAAGGGAGGATTCTTCCACGAAGGAGAGTTTTTCCTGGCACAAGCCGACGGCATTTTCTGGTTCGATGCACGGGAAGGTGCGTTCATCCCGTGGCGCCGTTGGAACGATGTGGAGCAACCCTACCGGGAGAAGATCGGCTTTGACAAAGAGGGCAACTTCTTCGTCCAAAGCGGTATCCCTGATGAAGTGCTAGCTGGAGTCACGGGATTCCATCGAGGTCTTGGATCAGACCATCCCAAGCGCGCGGCGGGCATCCTCTTCGTCTGTCAGGGCCGTGTGCTCCTGATCAAACGCGCCCACGATGAGAACCATCCCAACCTCTGGTCGATCCCTGGCGGTCACATCAAGCTGGCCCATGATGGGATGCCCCAAGACGCTTGGGGCAACGCCAAGCGCGAGGTCAAAGAGGAGATGGGGGCGTTGCCCCCGGGCGTAGGTCGGGCAACCCGCAAACACCGGGCCATCAGCAAGTCTGGCAAGACCTACGTGACCTATGTAGTCGAATTGCCCCCTGGTGCGATGAAGTGGCGCCCGCGTCTCAACCCAGAGCACGCAGCCTACCGCTGGTGCAATCGCAAGCAGGTCAAGGCTCTCAAGCTCCATCCCAACGTGGCGCGCGTGCTCAGGAACAGCGACATCTGGGACGGCAAGTTCTATACCACTGTCACCATCCATCTGGAGCGCGATGCCCAACACCTTGGCGACATCATGCAGGAGGGTGCACAACAGATCGAGATGGTCAACGCTGCAGCCGAAGAGGTCTTCGAGGATATGGGCAAGGACTTCCAGTATGTGCGACTGGAGGCTACCACTGTTGTCCATGGACCGCCTGGCTACGTTCCAGTGTCAGGAGTTGGCGGGGTCTTGCGGAAGGGATCGACTGAGCTGTTCTTCCAGTCCAGCATCTCGCTCAAGAACGGAAACCTTCGGGTGTTGTTGACGACTCGCAAGACTGGGTTCAAGCGGATCGCTACGTTCAAGAGCGCCAAGGGGATCGCCCGTTGGGTCACCAAGCGCCTCAGAGAACATCTCGATGCCACCTCTTCCTGATACGCCCTACCTCTACGACGCAGAAGTCGTGAAGTTTGTCGATGGGGACAGCGTGTGGCTGCGCTTGACCAAAACGTTCACTCTCGACTTTGGCTTCAAGATCATCGATCGCCAGACCAAGGAGACTGTCCAGAATTTCAGGCTGGCAGGTATCAACGCAGCTGAGCTGCGCAAGCCTACTCGTGAGGCTGGAGAGGCCGCCAAAGCCGAGCTAGTCAACCTGCTTTCTCAGCGGCTCCCCATCAAAGTGGCCACGCACAAGACGGGTAAGTACGGACGTTATCTGGTTGACATCTATGTTGGGGAAGGTCCTGACTATCTCCACATCAACGCAGAGATGCTGAAGTCGGAGTTCGTCGTACCCTACGGTGATCCAGTCCCAGCCAGTTGGACCGATCCAGATCTGGGATAGTGTAGAACGACGATGAAACTCTCAGAGCTGATGCGTTCGGCCGCGACGACCGACCCCGAGGAAGCACACGAGGTCTTCGCGGAGTTCCAGGATTACGTCCAGCGCAATCAGTTTGGATTGACCAAGCTCGGAGGCCCGATGCCCAAGGAAGTGCGTTCCCTGCTTCGGCGTTTGGAGCGCATCGCATACTACCTTGAACTCGCTTCAGCGGGCGAGCCTCTGGACACCGAGACTTAGGAGCGAACATGCCGGACAAAGAAAAAGCAACGAAACTCCTCGGATTCCGAGACGACAAAGGTGCCCTGGTGTGTCCGGCAGATGTTGTGGACCTTGCTGAGGTGTACACCTGCCACATCGGCGCGGAGGATGGTTCCTACACGCCAACCGAGGACGACCTGAAGACCATCGGCTCGCTGTTCAAGGCCGTTGGGTTGACAGGAGCTGTCACCAAGGAAAAGGGCAAAGGAGGCACCGTCTTCTACAACAAGAAGGGCGTGGTGATCTGCCGGATCATCAAGGGAGTGACGCCCAAGACGCGGCCAGCGAAACCGCCGCTCGAAACCGTGAAGCCTACGATTGCCCCCGAGAAGACAGCTTCAGGGGACACCACGGCCGAAGTTGAAGATGCAGAGGCTCAGGCCAAAGCGGCTGATTCCAAGGCAAAGGCTGCTGACAAGGCCACCGTGAAGACCACCCCAGCCAAGAAACCAGCCAAGAAAACGAAGAAGAAAAAGGTTAGTCGCCGCGTGAAGTGATGTCGGAAGAAACGCCTACCAAGCCGCCACCTGATCGGAGGCGCAAGAAGAAACGCCGAGAAGTCAAGCAAGCTGCACGGGAAAAGAGAGAGGATCGAGGGGACCTACTCGACCCCACGCCGTTGCTCCTCGAAGCGATCGGCAAGGGCCTCGATGCGGGCTACGCAGAGATCGACGATCGAGATATACCCAAGGCAAACAACGTCGTCGATTGGTTAGTAAGCCCTGATTTTCTCAACATAAAACCGTACGCCAAACAGCTTCAAGACGCCATCCACGTCTTCTCCGGGGCCTGCTACTTCTGCGTCCGGGGGTCTAGCCTTATCTCGTCTGACAAAGGGCTAGTTCGCTTGGATCAGCTTCCTCAAGAGCGCGTCTCTCGTGTTGGTACGATGACAAGTGACCAGGCGTGTACGCTGTGGGCAGACAAGGGCACAAAAACAATCAGAGAGGTGGAAACCGAGGCAGGGTTCGTGGCGGGAGCTACGCCTGACCACAAGTACAAATGCCTGACTGAAGACGGTGTGGTGTTCCTACCACTTAGCGCCATCAAACCGGGGGCTTATCTGCTCGTCAAGAAAGGAGGCCCTTGGCCTCAAGATCCGATAGCGTTTGGTCCCACTGTCGTTAGGCCCCGGCCAGGTCGTCAGGCGTGGCCGAAGCGTCCTGCTCACATGACAACCTCACTTGCTAGGTTGCTGGGCTACCTAGTCTCAGAGGGATACTTCCAAGATCGTTCGTACTGGTTTGGTAACACCAATCCGCACCTACTTGCTGACTTCAAAGCGTGCTGCAAGCGGCTGTTCGGCTTGAATACTTTTGAGGACGAAGCAAGGACCAACCGATCAACGACTCAGCTCGCGATCTGCCGGTCTGACGTTCTCGACTTCCTTCGCCAGGCTGGGCTGTCTACACAAGGAGACGAGAATCGTTCGGGGACCAAAGAGGTACCCTGGAGCATTCTCCAATCTACCAGGAAGCACGTCATCCACTTCCTACGCGCTTACTGGGAAGGTGATGGATGGTTTTCTAGCAGTGCCCGGAAGGCTGGATGTGGGTCCAAATCTTACACTTTAGCCAGGCAGATCCAGCTCCTGCTGTTGCGCTTGGGCATCGTCTCGAAACTGCGCCGCGATGAAGAGTCCGGGGTCAACAGCGTCGAGATGTGGGATGTATCGGTGACAGGTAAATACGCCGATGTTCTCGCCAAGACCATCGGGTACGTGTCTCCTATCTATCGTGAAATCTTCGAGAGCCACGGATGGGCACACGCGGAGATGAAGCCCTCTAAATGGGACCACAACCCATTTGAGACGCCGCTACCCGATGGCTGCATAGCTCAGAGAGTGGTGCGCAACGAAAAGCTGGAAGTCCCAGATCGGGTGTTCGATATCACAGTGCCTCGTGCCCACGAGTTCGTGGCAGACGGATTCATCGCTCACAACTGCTCGGACACTGGATACCTAGTAGACATTCCCGTGGACGAGAAGATCAGCAATATCCTAGATCGCACCACGCTGATGAAGCGAGGCAAGTGCCCCAAGTGCGGTCGGCGTGTGATGGAGATGCGTCACGAATGGTGCCTTGATCCAGCCAACACCTTCGAGGGCTACATCAAGGAAGACCCTCCCAACGACATCTGTTGTCTGGAGGGCCAGAGGTCTGGCAAGAGCACCAAGACCGCGATGTACGCGACCTGGGTGCTCCACCGCTACTTGATGCTGGCCAACCCGACCAAATACTTCGGACTGCTCGAAGCGGTCGGTGCCCTCCACTGCACATTCGTTTCGGTCACAGCCAAGCAGGCATGGGAGAACTTGTGGCAACCATTCTCTGACCTCATCGATTCGGCACCGTGGTTCAAAACCTACCACAGCTGGCTCACTAAGAAGGGTCTGGAGGTGGGTATGGATTTGTACCACAAACCAGACACTTACCTGTGGTACGGGCACAAGCGGCTGGCTCTGAGCTTTGCCCCAGCCGACCAGAGGACCCTCCGTGGTCGCACGCGCTTTGCTTCGGCGGTTGACGAGCTGGGATGGTTCGGAGCCAGCAAGGATCGCTCGGGTACCTCTCGTGTGCGAGCAGACGGTGATGGTACTGTTCGAGCCCTAGACCGCTCCCTGGCTACCATCCGCAACTCTGCCCGGAAACGGCGCAAGCGCCGGCAGAACTGTCCCGATGGCTATCAGTTCACCATTTCCTCCCCGTCGGCAGCGACGGATCCAATGATGCGGCGCTACAAGAAGGCGACCAAAAGCCCTCGTATGTACTCCGTGCTCCGCACGACTTGGGAGAGCAACCCAACGTTTGATGAGCAAGGGTTGCGCGAACAAGAAGGCGACGTTTCCGAGAGAGACTTTCAGTGTGACTTCGCTTGCAACCCACCCTATTCGGATGATCCGTGGTGGGACAACGAGACTGCTCTACTCGACATCTGCGCCAAGAAAGACCAACGCTTCTGGCAAGGATCTGTGGGCGTCGCCAAGGATCCAACGTCAACCACTGGTCGCTTCCGGTACGTCCACTACCAGCTCACCTCCATCCTCGGAGATTTGAGCCTACCCCGCTGCTTGTGTTTCGACAATGGTGAGAAACACAACAGCTTTGCGTGGGCCATGGGCCGCTACGATAAGCAGCACGATCTGGTCATCGTCGAAGAGGTCGGAGAGCTGGCCCCGGGAGACCTTGAGCGGATCCACCACGGAATGATGTGGGATGGGGTCATCGAGCCTCTGGTCCAGCGCTTCCGCTTTTTGCATGTAGGCTGGGATCGTTGGGAATCCACTCGCTATGTCGCAGACTTACGGACCAAGTATCGCGTGCGAGCGGAGCAGTATAGTCCCTCGATGAAAGATGGCAAGCAGCTCCGAAGCGACATGGCCAATGCCAAGATTCTCTATCCGATGCCAGAGGTACCCATCAGCTCTCTTGCTATCGAGGACCCTGTGGCTCTGGCGAGGACGCCCCGAGCCCACCTCCTACTTCAATTCCTCACCAGCCGTGATGGCAACGGACTCCCTCTGAAGCCACAGGGGGGCAACGACGACATCCTCCGAGCCGTGCTACTTCTCGACAGGTTCATCCGCGATAACGTCGATGAGTACAGCCGCTACCACTGGTACGGCGGCGGTCGCTGCGTAGGTATCGGGGTGGGCGGCGCTCCAGCTGGAGGAATGGGCCGTGGCACTGGCTTGGTTGTGGGCCATGAGGGTCGCGCGCTTGGTGTCGGAGTTCGCCGCTAGCTTTCCGGCTTAGCATTGCCAGAGAGGTTACAGATGCCAAGAACCCCAAGCCTAGAGCAGTGGGTGGACAGCTACTTTTCGGACCAGCACGTCCATCCCGAGATCCGCAAGGAGGTCCGGACCGCGCTGAAGATCGCGGGCTTCGGTGACGGCGTTCCCGCCAAGCGAGAGAGCTTGGCGCTGAAGGTTGCTCACCAGGTCGTGAGCCAAGGCGACATGTCCGTCCAAGCGGAAGCTCGGGTGGCCGCCGTCGTGAGCGCGGACAGTGCGTGCCCTCGCTGCGGGTCAGCGATGGTTGACGCGAAACTGGCAACGGGTACGCAGACTCGATACTGCTCCAACCCGAAATGCCGAGTTTGTGCTTACGTCGAGTAGCGCGAGGGTAGACCTTGTTCACAATCACGCGACGGCGGCTGGGAGGCCCGGGTCTTCGAACAGCCAGCAACGGCAGCGCGACTTCACGGGCTGGGATAATGCGCCAGGCAGCTGGGGACTTTCCGCTGCCGGTAGGCCCGTCCTCCTCGCAGCAACAGTACACAGCGCTGACCCCGGTGACCGAGCGCCTGGAGCGTGGAACTGTCGCGCACGACTGGATCCCCCGCGACACACGCACGATGAATCGAGTCGTGCGGCTCATCTATCTGACCGACCCAGTCGCAGGACCTGCCATCGACTTCTACCGTGAGGTCCCGTTCGGGCCAGTCATCCTAGGCGGGCTCAAGGACGAGAAGCTACTCCAGTTCTACAACGAAGCCCTCGATACGCTCAACATCCAGAGGCATCTACCGTTCCTGGCGGGTGACATCCTGGTAGAAGGTCGGTTGATCGTCCACCTTCTGCTGAGCGAGTCCCGGGGCTACTGGAAGGAGATGATCGTTCACGACTCCGACTACGTGTTGGTTGAGCCGTCGCCGATCATTGGGGAGGAGCCCACCATCGACTTGATGGTACCTCCCTCCTACCAGCGTTGGGCTGTCAACCCAGACCCTCGTATTGTTGCGCAGCGAAAGAAGCTCGATCCGAAGTTGGTCCAGCTTATGGCGGCGGGTGCAACGATCCCGCTCTCTCCAGAGAACACCATCTTCGTCCCCCGACGCGCGAGCGCACACGACGTGATGGGCACCTCGCTGCTAATGCGCATCCTGCCCGTAATCGCGGTCGAGTGGGCCTATCTTCAGGCTGAGGTCACTGGGCTGCGGCGTAGAGCTGCCCCTTGGACGATCGCCAAGGTAGGCATCGAAGACAAGTGGGAGCCCTCCCCAGAGGAGATGATGGCCATCCAAGATATGATGGTGGCCGCTGAAGAGGATCCCACCGGTGCCAAGCTCGTGTTCCGAAATGGGGTAGAGCTTGAGTCCACGTCAGCGCACCACACCGAGCTGGCCAAATGGATCGAGCAATGGTCTATCTTCAAAGAGGCCAAGTTGCAGGGCCTCGGTATGAACGAGGCGTTTGCTACTGGTGAAGCGAGCTGGTCTTACCTGGAGTCCATGCTGTCGCTTGGTATGGAGCGCATCCGGAACTTCCGCCAGTTCATTGCTGTCGAAGTTCTGCGTGAGGGCCTACTGGCACCGCTTGCTAGATTGCACGGATACTACAAGCGAAGTAGAGCCGAGCTGGACCACAACATCCGCACTACTCCCAAACACGAAGGCAACCTGGCAATCCCCACAGTCGAGTGGAGCAGGTCGCTGCAACCAACGGCCGACCGTGACTACCTCGACATCTTGGAGATGCTGGAGGGCAAAGGAATGCCTATCCCCCTGCGCAAGTGGGCACAGGCAGGGGGCTACGATCTCGAAGAAGCCCTGGACGGGATGCAAGGAGACCTGGCTCTCCGCAAGAAGCTCGCTGCCTACAACAAGCAGGTCAAAGCGATATCTGGCGACGACGAGGAAGACGAGGGCAGCAGGTGGGGCAGCTTCCAGCTACGCAGTGGCAGCGTCGCCGCAGCCGTCGCGGAACTGCCCGTGTGGGCTAACAAGGACGAGTTCCTAAAGCTACGGCGCGGAGAAGTGTCGAGGCTTTCGGAGTACGTGGAGGGCCTGAAGGTCAACGGCAAGAAGCCAGGCATCCGTGAATGGAAGCAGGTCGAAGCTCGCATGAAGGACGACGGGATCCACTACGATAAGATCAGGTCGTTCCGCTACATGCTCTCGCGGGCAGGCGTCATCGATGCTCCTTTGCCCAACAAGACGGTGGTGAAAGTCCGCGACGCGATCCTTCGTCGCAACAACGGGCGCACGCCGGACCGCGCCATGATGAAAGAGGTCTACTGGCTCAACCATGAGATGGAGCGCCGCGAAATCGAGCCCGAGCAGGTATCTGCTCGCGTTCTGTCAAACACCAGCGCAGCTCCCTGGGTCAGGCCCGCGACCTCCAGGCTCCTGACGGGCGAAGGCTACGTTGAAGAGGGTTAGGGTACGACCATGAGTAGAGCACCGCGAGTCCACACACGATCCCGAACCCTTCCGCGACGGGTCCCCCAGACCCAAGTGCAGCTCACCACCGCGAGCTGGCGCACGACTCCGGAAGG